CCCGCCCCTTCTCAAGCTGACGACGGGCTTGGCGTAAACCAACGCCAGTAGCGGCGGCTTGAGCGAGGATTGCGGTGTTTGGTCGGCGTCCCATAACGTCATTCAATGTTTTTGCACAAAACTCAAATAATTAACGAATGTCTTTGCCATCGCGACAGATTGCAAAAAGTTAAAAGATTCCTTAGGCACTTGCGCAAGCTGGCCTACCTAGGCCGCCCCCCGCAGGTCGTTGTACGCCTTCACGATCGGCTCGGCCTCCGCTAGGAATTGCTCCTTCAGCGCCTTATCTTGGGCAATAAATTTTGCGCCTCTCGACGCAAGCCACTGCCTTGCTTTCATAATCGGAAACAGAAAATGCTTAGGTTCACTTGGCTCGCTCATCGTTATGGGGTCAGGCAAGATGCCGATGCGCAGATATGTCTGACGCATAAGGCTTGGATCTGCATCTCCACTACTCAGTCGCTTCTGAGTAGCTGCGACTTTCTCATATCGTTTGCCAACCTCCTCAGTAATCCCTGCCTCCTCACATATAGCCTGCACGTCCTTGCCTTCAGTCCGTGCAATGGCAATGATCTCGCCAGCATCAGATGCCAGTGAGATCGTTCTGCCTACCAGCTCAATCGCCTTGTCCCGCGTTTCGTTTAGTTTGTTTATTACGGATAGTAATTTCATTTCTTAATACCTTTCTTTAGTGCGGCCATATTGAATTTAGGCGCTTCACGCCGCCGCTTGGCGTGGACGCGGTATGCTCGTTTGCGGTAGGACTCGCGGGCCTTCTCGCTTTTCTGCGATCGTGCTCGTATGCCCAACCGATCATAGACTTCTGTGACTTTCTTGCTGATCGCCTGCTTTGTGATGCCATACCGTTTGGCCACGGCCGTCATAGATTCAGGCGAACGGTTAAGAGATATGTTTAAGACCGCATGCCCCAGCGTGTCCGTTCGGTTGGCCATAGCCGGGTGATCGGCAGACTTATCCATTAGGTGCTCTATCACTTTTGTGATAGTCGCAACCGTTGAGGTAGTGACCGTAATCTTTAGGTCATCGCATGACTCAAAAACCAAGTCTTGCAAGCTATCGATTATGCTTGCTGGATGCTGAATAACCGCTGGGATTCTTTCGATTGCTTCTTGGTCAATCATAATGGCTGGAAATCGCCCCTATCGATGGTCAATGGATGGAAACATCGAACCCTATCAATGGATATCCCCTTAAAGGGGGGATATCCATCAATAGGAGTTCTACCTATTTTCGGTGATAGGGTTTGAATAAGTGGTGATAGGCTTTTTAGGCTCATTTTTGTTCCTCATTTAGTACGTATTTTTTAGCCTTTTCAGTGCCTGTATTTTTAATCAGACCCTCTGACTCCCAAGCCGCCGTCAAGTCGCGGCTCTTGGTGTGACCGACTTTTGACTTATTGCGGATGCAACTTTGCAGATCACCCGCACTTATGCCCTTTGCAACGATGTGCTTGTAATCCTCGAAATTGACCACGATCTCTGGCCTACCAGCCGTCTTGTGTTCAGGCTCATCAGCAGCAATCCACGCTAATCCCACATCGCTATGACGTAGGTTGGCGTGAGGCTGCACTGCATTTTGCGCTATAATGCCCGTAGAATTGAGATTAGAGCGTTTACCGCGCTTGGTTACCTCAAGCCTGTAAATCCGCTTCCCTTCGGCATCGTCGCCACAAGGCGCAAGGGTTAATACGCTCCTAGCCCAATTCGTCAGCTCGCTTGAGCCAAAACCGCTATACGCCTTGTCTGCGCCTTGGTATCCGTTGCCTTCCCTAACTGGCTTTGGCGTATGGTGTATCAGCATCCACGCAAACCCAGCAGATAGAGATAGCGGATTAAGCATATTGCGTAGGAACGCGCTTGCCGTCTCCTGGCTGGATAGGTCGCCCCCGATGAACGCAAGCAAGGGATCAATCCAAACTAGGTCAGGCTTATGCTTTTCGACTAAGCGTCGCACGCGATCCACGAACTTCTCCCCGGTAGATGTACAGTCCCTAACTATAGTCACGTTAGCCATCACTAACGCCTTCTGCTTTTCGGTAAGGTTCATTGCCTTAAACACGCCTTGGATCGATTCGGCCACGTCTCCCTCGTCGTTCTCGGCCTGAATGATTAGCGACTTCAGCCCGTTGCCGTGCGGATTGATTCCAAAGAACGACTCAGCGATTGCCCAAGTGATTGCGGCCTGTAAGCACAGCACGCTCTTGCCAAGGCCACTGCTACCAACCCACAACGCCGAGCCGCCACGGCAGATCCAGCGTTTGCCAAGTAGCTGGGTCGGATCTTCAGTTTCCTTAAAATTAAGCAAATCGTCCCACTTGTAAGGCTCAGGAATATCACCGTATATCGTGCGCTCCATCCACTCCATGTAAGTCAAAGTAGGTGCGCCACATTCGACTAACTCCTGCTGCAAGCCTGTGGCCGTCCTCATGGCGCCGGGCAACCGAGACAACCGGCCTGCGTCCTTGTTGGCCGGATCGGGCTTGCTGTGCTCTAGGTGCTTGTAAATAAAGTCCACACGTTCAGCGAACTCCTTGGCATTGGCTGCCCGAATCTCCACCCATGCGTGCAGGCTTCGTGATCCGCTCTTAATGATAGACGACGTTGGCAACCCACTGCGTTTAATGATGGCCCACTGTTCAGCCATCGTGCTTTCATCAAACTCGATTAGACAGTGGCGATATTTTACGATCGACTCCGCTTTGCGATTCTTTCCGTTGTTAGCGTTGATCGAAACATAGACGCCAACTGCATCCCCTTGCCATTCCTTCAACCCGTCAGCCTTAAATAACTCTAGCCATTCCTCACGGCTTCGCGTCTCGCCTGCACCGTCTGGCCGCTCACGGCCGTCCTTATCCTTAATCGATCGGCAGATATTTATATAATCGCCCACGTCGAAACAGGTACTGAGGAACTTATCGACCGGCCCGCTCTCCACGCTGATCGGCATGGGCGGCACTGGCAGATCTTCACGCACGATCGCCCCGTTCTGATAGGCATACTTGGCCTTTGGCTTCCACGCTTCCCTAGCTGGCTTGCTAAACGCGGATTTAACCGCACTAACGGCCTCGTTCTGCGACAGCCCTACTTTAAACGCCCACTCCTCTGCATTGGTTGTCGCGTCGAACTCAGTCAGCCCTTGGTCGCGCCACTGGCAGGCCATCTTAAAGAGCTGTGTGTTGCGTTCGCCTTCAGCGGCTCCGTTGCGATGAATGGCTTCGATTGCGGGCGGTAGTGGTGCGATCATTTTTTGACCAACCCTTCCAACGCTTTCTTAATCACGTACTCAATCACTGCTTCAGGGTCTTTCTTTAACTGCTTCAGCCCAAATGTGTGCAACGCCTTTGCAGTCTTAGCGTCATAGGTTACGTCGACTAGAACCTGCTTCGGTGCAGGGCGTGCTTTGCCAAAAGTAATTTTGCCTAAATCCTTCATTTGCTCTCCTTTGCTTTCTTCGCCTCAACGGCTTTTGCCTTAAATCCTTCGGCCTGCTTAAGCATTTCGGTTGCCATAAGAACGGCAAGATCCAGCCTGGTGCGCACTGCGTCGTACTGCTTCTTCAGCAAATTTTTCTTTGCACGTTCGAGCACGGCGAGATGCCAGGTTAAACGCTTAACGCTCATAAATTTTCGTACTTCTCCATAAAAGGGATGTCGTAAGCGCAATGATTTCTAAATTCAGGAATTTGCATCATAGTTTTATGCAAACTCTGCGCATCGACTTTGTCCCTAATAACTGCGTGATGAAAAGCAACCATCCAGAAAAGACCTACACCCATTGCTTGCATTTTTCTTGGGTCGCTTGGCCACACCATTGCAAAACCATGTTTTTTTTCAAATGCGCTTAACAATCCATCGCCTGCTTCAAATAAGCACGAATGCTTTGTGCCGTAAGCATAGGCCAAAGACACGCTCACCACTGCCCTATTCCCCACCGCATCCGATTGTTACGGGCGATGATCACTTGTTCTGCGTACTGCTCAGGCGTGTAAGTACCAATGACGCGGGCGGAGAACATGGTTAGGAGATCGGCTAGGCTCACAGCACCGCCTTCGGCAGCGGCCCAGCAAGTTTGTAGTGGTATTTGCTGGCGTCGTATTCGAGCGGATAGCCAAAGAAGTCACGCAGCAGATCGATGTCCCGCTGAATGGTTTTATAACTGCATTCCAGTTTCATACCTAACCTAGCACAGCTCGGCAGCGTCAGATCCCGGCGCAGCATGCCAGCGATCACACCTAGGCGGCGGAACGTCGGCCGAGTATCGCCAAGGCCCATCGCACGATTGCGTTTAGAAGCAAACGTGGCGGCTTTTGTGCTCATTTCATCACCTCCACCATCGCCACCTTTGGCAACCGCATCGCGTTAAACTGCTTTTCGCTGGCTGCAAACACGTCGATCACCGGCAGCTTTCCACCACTGGCCTTTTTGCTTTTCACGGCAGTGCCAGTATCCACAGCCACCCACTCCCGCTTCGCGCCCATCACGCGGATCTTTGACCACAGCGGAATGATATCTGGATCAACGGCGCAGTGACGGCCGGCACGCAACCTAGTGCCAGTGCTCGATTGATAGCGGCTGCTCCACTCGTCCTCACCCGGCCAGTAGCCAGTGATGCGAACTTTGATTTTCTTTACGTCGATTTTTTTGGCGATCGGGCGCAGATCGATTAGAGCGTTACTTAGCTTTGTCGTTGTAAAGCCAAGCAGGGCGATGAACGAAAGTAGTGTCCTCATAGCCCCGGCCTCATCCGATCGATCAGATCGTTTTCGCGTCCCTCAGCAGCGGCCAGCGCAGCCTTCGCCTCCGCCAGCTCACGGGCCAACGAACGCACGCGATTCAGCAACTGCTCGTGGGTGGATTGTTCAGGTAGAATCTCAATCACAACTTCACCTCACGCGGGTCGTACTTCTTCAGCCAACGCCACACCTTGCAGATGGACGTAAATGCCTCGAATGCCTGGGCAACTTGTTCGGCCGTATAGCGAATGTCCTGCAACTGGCCAGTTACTGGATCGATCAGAATGTTTCGGCAGGCCATTCCGTCGTCCGTGAAGGCGTACGCGTAGGCACTAAGCTGCAAAAGATCAGTTTCATAGCCAGATGCTTTTGAGATACCTTTTGCGTCCTTCTTAAATTTCCTCGTCTTAAAATCAATGACCTCCATCTCACCGTGGATCTGCGCGATCAAATCTACCCTCCCTGCGTAACCTTCAGCCTCATTCACCAGGACGGACTCGCTGGCGTGAACTTTAGTCACGCAACACTCACGCCATTCGTTTAGGCCCGCATAGTGCTCCTCGTAGCCTTTGACTAGGTTACCCGGTTCCTGCCGATTGATTATCATTTCAGCTAGGGAATGAATGTGAGTCCCGCGGGCAGCAGCGGCCTCTACTTCCTTTCTGCTGTCCAATACCACACGCTTGGCAAAATCGGCCAATGATTCACCATCGTTGCGCGGGAGCGAAAGAGCCGCAGCAATAGCCTGTTCTTCCTTCCAATTCATTAGCCCTTGCTTGCTGGGGCCAGCCGCCCCAAGGATGGTAGTGACGGACGGATACGCACCTACCTTGCGTGCGGATCGCAGATCACCGTGGCACGACTCGCCTGACGCCAGGTAATAGTGCGACGACTCCGTCTTTGCCGTTGCAATTAACGCAGCCATTACTGCCAATCCTTAATCAGCCGCATGGTCATTAGAGCCAGCACGACTGCGGTTGTGGGGAATACGATTTGAACTATCAAAGTTAGGATTTCCATTTTGGTATTCTTTCTGGCCAAGGCGGGATAGAACCACCTCGGCCAAGTGCTCAGAACGGCACGGGAGTCCCGTCGGCATCTAACTCGACGACGGCTGGTTTCGGTGCGCCAGGGCGATTGCATTTCCTGACGAAGTCTTTATCGACTTTGATTTTGTTTGCTCCGGCAGGCAGTACCGCCTGCACGTTTGCGTAGGTAGAGCCATCACGCTCTGCATGCGTCACGAGGATCTGGCACGGCTTACCGATTAGGGTTTCCAGATCCAGATTCTGCGGTGGCGCCTTTTTGGCGTAGGATTTCAGATCTTTAAACAGAGCCGCCTTCTCATGCAGGCTCAGTCCGTAACGACGACCGATGGTGAACGGCCGCCCGTCCTCCATCTTTTCAGCGATCTGCCATACCAGGCGGATCTGATGCTTTTTGCCGTACTGCGTTTCAACTACGCCTAAGTCCTCAACGTCACAGAACACTGCGTCGTGATTCCCTTCCGGGGCTGGCGTATATGTGCCCCCTCTTGATGCTACTATTGGCATACTAGGATTTCCTTTCTTAGTTTCTTTGTTTTTGTTTCTTGGATTTGCAACGACTACTCATCGTCACAAAAATCGTTATTTCGGTGGGGTTGGTTTAAGTCTTGGAACTCGCGGTCGGCCAAGTGCCACGCGATCTCGTGCTTGCGGGCCAAGTCCTTGGCTTGCGCTAGGTCACCACGATTGACTGCCTTTACAACTCGCTCGGCTGAGTTGCGACAGGCCATTACTTCGATGTTTTCGATCAGGCGGAATTTTGTTAGGTCGGTCATAATCAGCCTCGGCGGTTGTTGCCGTAGTAATCGCAGAAGCGGTGAAAGTCGTAATCGGAATCACGCTCTTCTAGCTCGTAAGCCTCAGTTTCGTAGTCGGGCTTTTCATTGTTAAATTTAGTTGGTTCTTTTGGTTCGCTCATTTGGTTTTCTCCTTCATCGACAGGCGAAATGACTTAGCGGTCATCGCCACTGCTTCAGCCGTCAGGCACTTGGTTGTAAAACGCCAGATGCGCCAGCCGAGGTCGGCGGCTGCTCGGTACTTCTCGCAATCTTTCACCATCCCCATTCCACGCCCGTGACGGCCGCCAAACGGCAGGAAAGCCCCACCGTCCAGCTCGATCGCACAGCGGGCAGATTTGCAGGCGAAATCAAAACGCCATTTACGAGTCGGGTGAAAAGTGTGCTCGGCTACTAGCTCTGGGCCACCGGCCACTTTCCAAAGAACGAGGAACTTGCTGGCCAGTGCGCTCACGATTGCATCCCGCTTTTCTTTAAAAGGCTTTCTAGGATCTCCTCTATGCGGTCTAGGCGATTGCGTAGATCGCGATGCTTTGTCTGTAGATCAATCAGAGCAGTCGTTTGAGAGAGCTGGGCCGATCCATAGGATTGGGCTGCACTGATGAGCAATACGCCCTCTTGTTCTAGGTCGCGTATCATAGATCCTTAAAAGTTCTGCGGATCTGATCGATGACCCACCCAAAGACAAGTACGGCCACGGTTAGCCCGGCAATTCCAGAGCCGACGAACAAGGCCCAGCCAGTAATCAGCATGGATACCTGCGCGAGATCCCGCATGACTTCCCAAGAGATCATTTGCTGGCTTCGTGCTGGGCGTGCCACATACGGCACACGGCGGGGTTAGGGTGATAAACGAACGCTTCGGGCGTTAAATCGTATCCGCCGCGCGAATTTAAATTTAGTTGTTGGTAGTGAGCCTTTTTAGGCTCAGTTATTACTGCCGTGTTACTGTTTCGGCGTAAGTCGTTATAGTGATAAGCCTCGGACGGGGTGGGATTTGAACCCACGGTTCTATCTCCTTCTTTGATTTGATTGATTATGCTTGGGAAGCTCATTGTATAAACTTGCGTTAAATTAACCGAATGTTACCGTTATCACCATGGCGTATTCTTACCAGAAACGCGGCAGCCCTTGGTTCTTTATACGATTTAAAGACCCGACTGGAAAATGGCGTAGCAAGAGCACCCGCTACCGAACGGACAATACCCTTCACCGCGCGAAGGCAACGGCTGAGGCCGCTCGACTTGGAGTTAATGAAAAGCGAGCGGATAGTGGCCACGATTGGGTTGAGGATTTGATCGAGAATCATCCCGTTTCCCCTCTGACAAAAGTGTATTACAGGAATTGCTGGCGTCATCTTGAACGTTTTATTAGTGAGAAAAAAATAACTCTGCAAGCGTTTTCTCCATCCGATTGTGAAATTTATTTGAAGTGGCGCCAAAGCCTTCCCCGCACGTCTGGCGGTAAGGCTGGTCGTAACCAAGCCTGCCAAGATTTGAAGATTCTTAAATGGATTCACCGCCAAGGCCGATTGCTGGGTAAGATGGATTCTGTCGCCCTTCTGGATTACAAAATTAAGAAGGGGCCGATCTCCCGCGTTAAACCTATCTTTTCGGAGAATGAAGTTAAAATCACCCGGAAGGCTCTGGCTGTGGAAGGTGTGCCAGAATGGATGCGAATCAGCTTTGAGATCGCCCTGGCTACTGGCTGCCGTTTGCGCGAGACGCAGATTCCGCTTGATTGCGTGGATCTGAAGAATCGCATCCTTACGTTCCCCTGCCCCAAGGGCGGAGCTGGCAAATCGTTCAGCATTCCTATCCCGGCCGCCATTGAACCGATGCTGGCCAGAATGAAGGCCGAGGGACGCGAGATCACTTGCGAAGTCCCCAGCACGCGAGCTTCGCTTTGCTGGCGTAGGCTCTTGGATATATGCGGCCTTAAGCGTCATTGTTTTCATTCGCTTCGGGTAACCCGAGTGACTCGACTTCGGCTTTCAGGCTGTTCTCAATCTGTCGCCATGCGACTCGTGAACCACTCTTCGACGTTAGTTCACGAGCTTTACCAACGGCACTGCGTAGACGATCTCCGCGATGCTGTGAATTTAGGCCAGTCGTCTGCATTAACCGCCAGCGATCAAAATCACTCGGAATTACCGCACCCGCGATCAGTGGGAATCCCGGCAGTGCCTGCATTTGCTTAATTCGCACGTAGCCCAGCCCATAAGCGGCGCCTAGTTGGCGTAGGGAAAGAGCTCGGTTCTCCTGGCGGAGTTTCATGGCAATATCGTGGAGACGCCCCAAGCTCATAGCGTATCTAGCTTTGCTCTCCCGATGCTTTTGCAAGCAGTTGAGTGATGAGCTGGGAAAGCGAAATACGACGGAGAGCGGCTAGTTTTTGGGATGCTTTTTTCACAGCAACGGGCAAAACGATGTTGGTCTTTTCTGCTTTTAAACCGCTGAGTGGACGACGAGGCATACGCCTTTGCTACGCACACACGGCGTATTAGCAATACATTTCTTTTGGGTATTAACTTTTCTTTTTATACTTGAATGCGTATTTATTACGCATACAATCCTCCCTATGAAAAAGGCGAAAACGAACCTTACAATCGACCCAAAAGTAAAACGCAACGGTGAGCGTCTTGCCAAAAAAAGCGGATTATCCCTTTCGGCATATATCACCACCCTGCTCGTCAAGGAGCTGGCGAAAGAAAATAGACGTTAGCTTTTGGGAGATCTGCCTGTGGTAAGCCTGTAAAAAGGCGTTAGGCGGGAATAGCTACGACGCGGGCCATACTTGTTTTTGTTGGCTGTCTCTACCATGACTGCAAACTTCTTTATCTCGGCTCTGCCGTTTCGCGCCATCGAGTTTAGCATCTTGCTGGCGTGCGACTGCGTATAGCCCCAAATCTTCGCAATCTCAGCGGCACTTTTGAAGTCAGGTGGAACAGCTACCGCCCTCCGCTCGACAAACTCCTCCAGAGCAACTGCCCAATCTTTTACAGCGGATACCGCCATATTCCTCCTACTGGCGTCAGGACGTTTACGGTGCATCCCTGCCCGCCTTCCACGTATTCGCCCCAAGCGACGCCGTGCTGCCATCTGGTAACGGATCGCATTCTCCTAGCGTAGTGCATGCTTGGAATATCGGCTAGGCAACCGATCGACCAGCCAACGGGTGCGCCAATGCTGCGGCCAGCGGTTCGATCTACCCGGTGAAGATGGCCCATGACGACAGGTCTGCGGAGCATTTCAACGTGGTCGCGTACCGCGCTTGACTCTGAATACATAAAGCCGTGGCCGAATGCCGTGCCTCCTAGAATGCGCCAGCCTTTCTCAATATCATAAGCCACATACTGCGCCTTTAGATCCTTGCACATGTTGTAGATCTCCGACTTCGCAGAGGTGCAACAGTGCGCCACAATCGCACTAGGCGAGTATTGTAGAGCCGTTAGACGGTGCTCATGGTTTCCCTCAAAGATGTAGTGTGGCGTCAATTCTCGAACAAAATTAACCCCTGCATCAAAGTCCTCACGAATGGACGAACTGCGTTCGGGAGAATCTGGATCTTTTCTAGCGCTACCCATCAACCCGGACAGATCGACAAAATCCCCTAAGTGCAGCGTCATATCTGGTTGCCACCTCCGCTTCATCTCTAAGGCGGCACGGCAAGCGGCAGCATTTGCCAGGTGTCCGTGGCTACAGCTCACAGCCAACCACCGCTTCCACTTGCGTATGACTTTCATTTTTTATCAGCGGCCGACGGGAACCCTTCCAGTACGGCCAAGATCTGACGGCAACTTTCCCGAGATTGTGCAGCTACCACGCTCTCGTCGCTTGCTCCGATCAGTGCAATCTCCGCTATGACTGAGAGCTGCATTTTTAAGGTATGTACATAGGTGCATAGATCCAGCACCTCCTCCCACGCATCCTTCCACACGGGCCTGCGCCAAAGCGCACCGCCGTGCTCTTCTTGACCTTTGCGGTATTTCGCTTCCAGATCCCTGCTTAAATCGCGCACAATACCCGCCAAATGCTTTTCATGTTCGGGCGTCACCGCGAACTCCACGGCCTATTGCTGACAAGGCTTTTGGCCTTTGTTTTTTTGGGGATGTCTTTGACCATTATTTGTTCCACGGAGTTGCGTGGAATGTCACGCCAGCTCTTGTAGTCGCTGCTTTGCAAGTGCCCTGTTTCCCAGCTAATGCCAACCAAACGGAATGTAATTCCAACGTGCTCGCCGAGGCGAAAAGCGGTTTCGTTGTCCCAGTCTGCAATCCACAGATCCGAGTTTTTTCCTGACTGCTTTAACGGCACCCAATCAAACGCTAAGCCGTAGTTGTGATAACTTTCCCCTGGCTTGGCCTTGGTCACGATTTTACTGCTGCCGTCCGTTCTCCCTTTTGCATACAGCGCGGCCTGCTCCTCCATCGTTCGCCTTCCGCAGTAAATCAGCGGCTCGATCCGGCTCGTCACCATCTCGTTTACCCATCCCCTAACCTGCTTTTGAAAGCCTGCGTCTAGCGTATCGATGGCCCGCAGGGTGCGGGAGCCAGCTTCAGCCAGGCTGGTCACTGCCGCGCTCGCTCGCGTTGAGTTTCTGCCAAGCTATCAGAAAGCGCTTTGAGCGATTCCGCAAATAAGTCTCTATAAGCTTGTGGGCACGGGGGGTTTGCTCGTTCTGCTTTGTCCCAAGCGTAGATGAAATAGCTGATCGTGTCCGGGCTTGGCGGCGGGCCGTCCTGCGTTTGGGACGTGGTCGCACAGGATGCCAGTGCCAGGCTAAGAACTAGGAGGAGGGCGATGCGTCCACCAGGCATTGATGTCCCTTTGTCTTTTGCGGCGTTCTAGCTCAATCGCCTCAAAGTTGCGTTGCAGTGGCGATTTGCGTTTTAAGAACCAGAGCACGATCCCGATTATCCCACCCAGCGCCGTTAAAATTCCGGCGATCATGGGTGACTATTTTCGCGAGAATTTGGACAGAAAATCGACGACGATTTGCAGGCTTTTCTCAGGCTGGTCGCCAGGTATAAATGAGGCGACAGCGATTGCGGCCGTAAGCAAGGCTGTGACGGCGCCAATAACGCCAAGCCAGTCGATCTTTAATAGTGTGGGGATGATTGTTTCCATGCCCCTAGCGGGGTGTCAAAGGCTAAACCGACGCTTAATCAACTCCCATGCCGTGCTTACTACTGCCCCGGATACTAACGCCACTAGCCACAGCTTCGTTTTAATCGTGTGGGCGTCGCGCTCCATATTGGTTAGGCGGCCGTGGTACTCGCCGAGGCTGGCCTGCGAGCGTTCTAGTAAATCTAAAATTACCGACTGGCGAGTCTCTATTCTTGCGATTGATTCACGTACTAGGCTTAATCGTTCTGAAAGTTCAGCAACTTGGTCAGTGCTCATAAAGTTGCCGTTTCTGCGCCTTCCGCAATACGCACCATCTCCTCGCCCTTTTCGTTGTAAAACATCTCGATGTATCCCTCTGCCTCAAGCCAGCGCAGGCTGGCGGTAAATTCACGCCAGCCGGGCGTGTTGCGATCGTCGGGCGCAGTCATTCATTTTACCTGGCCTGCGTCAGTAGCAGCTCCCATATCGCTGTATCGCGGCAGGGCGTTATTGTCGGTTGTGCTTGGAGAGCAGGATGAAAAAACAAAGCATATTAAGACTAATTTAATAAATTGCATACTTGGTCTTTAGATATGATTCAACTTGCTGACGTTCTGTGCTTGTAACTGCCCTATTATAAATAATAATTTCAGCAACATTCATATTTGCATTTACTAAAGTGCCTTGGCCGCA